CAAGTTGCGCAACAACAAGCCGAGATGCAACAGCCTCCTACCAGTGGCAGTTACCCTGCATTTATAAGTGAGACACCGCAAATCGCGGACCTTCCGGCCCCAGATAATCAACAGGCCGACTTTAACTCACAAAATCTTGGCGGATTAGGCGGCTTGTTTGGCGGCTTGTTTAGTGGCGGCGATGGCGGCGGACTACAACAGGCTACTGCCGCCAAACCACAAGTGCAACAGTCCGCTCTCGGGCTAGGCGGAATGCGTGGCGGACAGGGCCAAATGGATCAATTCCAGCAAATGATGCAAATGAGGCAAGGCTTTGACCAGCAAATGGGCGGAATGCGTGGCGCTCCGTTAGAGAATTACAAACAATACTTAAACCAAACGTACACCGGTCCTGAGATGCAGGAAGCAAGCGCGGCTTTGAGCGGCGCATTAGAAGGTCGTGTAGACGAGTTTGTAGGTATGGTAGACGAAGCCGAACGCGCTCACTTTGATGCCGAAGAAAGTTTTGGCTTTGGTGGCGGCCCAATGTCCGGCGGCGGCAACCCACTCGGCGGCGGTAGGGACATTCAGAGGGCCGCACTGATGCAACGAGGACAGGGCCAAGAGGATCAGATGCCGATGCAAGGTCTAGGCTCTGCCATAAATAATTTTCAGATGTTCGAAGATGGCGGCAGGGTTGAAGCGCGGCCCCCGGAACGCGGACCAACGCCCGATGTCTACATGGAAGAGGGCGGCCAGACTGCTTTTGCGCCAGCTAGTGACGAGGCGTTAACTAGAACACGTCAAAAAGTAATAAAAGACTACGGCTTTGACCCGTTACAGATAGCTAGGGAAGAGGGCGTTGATCCCGAACTCTACCTTCGTGTTATGCACCAAGAGAGCAAAGGCGATGCTTCGGCTGTAAGCTCTGCGGGTGCCCGTAACTTAATGCAAATTATGCCCGCCACCGCCGCAGATTTGGGTATCAAAGACTTAGATGACCCTCTTGCAAACGCACGGGGCGGCGCTCGTTACTTGCTTCAACAACTAAACGAATTTGGAACGGTGCCCTTGGCCCTTGCTGCGTATAACGCGGGACCCGGCAACGTAAGAAAATACAAAGGTGTACCTCCGTTTGACGAAACACGGAAGTATGTCTCTATCATTCATGGTGTATCAGCAGGGGAAATACTGCCAAATACAAACGATTTCTTTAGAATGAACCCGGATGAAGACCCTATGAGTAAGCCACCGAGCCGACCCGAAGGTCTGGGGACACCGGATTTTGAGCCTATGCAAAGAGCCGCCAGCGAATACCTTATGGCGGATCAACCGCAAGAAGCTCCAATGCCCGAAGCACCCGTTATGAGACCGGAAGTACGGCAAATGAATCCCGAAGAAGCGGCGCAAGAAGGCATCGGAGATGCTTTCTACAAACAATATGCCGCCTATGATTACGAAAAAGGCCCTCGCTAAAGCAGCCAGTCCTTGGCATCTTCCCCAAGGACTTGGCCCGCGATGTCTATCTTTTGCCGTAACGCTTTGAGTATCTTCTCATCAATAGTCCCCGGGGAAACTAGGTCAATATAAGTTACCTTGTTTGTCTGGCCAATGCGGTGGGCACGATCTTCCGATTGCAAGCGTATCTCCAAGTCATAACTGTTGCTGTAGTACACAACTGTATTAGCGGCAGTTAGCGTAATGCCGTATCCACCCGTCCGGGGCTGGCCCACAAAGAACCGAAGCGGGCTTTCTTTATCTTGGAACTTCGTGACAATATCTTGACGCTCGTCTTGCGGCGTACCGCCATAATAAGTTGCGACCGAATCGGGCCCGAAACGGTCGCGCAAGGCATCGGCTATCTGTTGGATGTCGTGAGTCCATGACGCCCAAATGATTGCTTTACCTTGTACTTCATCGGAGATGTCGAGTAATTCGCTCAAGCGATTGTTCGCAAGAGGCTGTATCTCGCCCTCATCCGGCTGCAAAAACCCGCAGCATATCTGGTGTAAACGCATGACTTGCGTCAAGACGCTTGCAGTAGTGGCTAAGTCTCCACTTTCAAACTTGGCTAGTGCCAGTTTCTTCATCTGAGTATACAAGCGGGCCTGCTCGGCAGTCAACTCTACCTCACGACGGAGATAAACCTTCTCTGGCAGGTCTAGGCAGTCCTCTTTTAGGACCCGGTTGCTGAAGGTATCAAGCTTGACAGACAACTCGTCTAACCGGCGATACCCTATAATTTGTTGGAAGCTACGGTGGCCCATCGTTTTTCTCTGGACGTTGGCATACCGTGCTTGAAAGGCAAAGAAGCTGTTAAAGCCCAGCGCTTTCTCTTTTAAGAAGTCACACTGGCTGAACAAATCCAAGGGGCTTTTGGTAATCGGAGAACCCGTCAAGATGCGGCGGTACTTAGACAAGCGCTGCAATCGTGTGATGTTCTTGGTCCGCGAAGCCTTACGGTTCTTGATGGTTGTGCTTTCGTCTACAATGACGATATTCTCAGGGTTCTGGTACAAGAAAGCTTCCGCGGCATCGGTCCCGCGTGACGTAGAGAAAGCCTCAATGTTCATAACAAAGATTTTAATACCACTGTACTTATCTACTATGAAGTCGGTCAGCAGTCGTTCTTTCTTAGCCCCTCTGGCGGGCGTCCAACGCATTACATGTCGTTTAATACGGTCCGGCAAATGAGCCGGTATCTCGTTTTTAACCCAGTTATCATAGACACCTTTAGGCGCTACTACCAAGGCACTGTTGATTTTACCCGCCTCAAAGAGACAGGCCATAGTATCAAGGGCCACCTTGGTTTTTCCTGTGCCCATTTCCATGAACAACGCATAATATTCCGCGGCCCACGACTCTTCCAGCGCGTCGCGTTGATGGTCATATGGTTCCGTCTTAAACTTAAATCCGTGCATTTTGCCCCCCATTAAATAACTACTTGACTTGGGCTAGTTATAAGATCATATACATATTTGTCAAGGCCCGAAAGGTGCCTTTAACCACGAAGGAGAAACGCGATGAGCGATGACGTACTAAAGATGATGGAGCAGGACTCAGGTCAAACTGGTTCATTAGTTGACAAGGTGGATCAGGAGGGCCTTGTCTCGGTAGCCGCCTTGGCCCGAAAAATCCGCGAAGAAGAGTTTTATATTGACGATCTTGAGACAGACCTCAAGGCTTCTAAAGATAAGCTCAGAAAACTTACCGACGACGAAATGCCTTCAATGCTCGCAGAGATTGGCATGTCTTCTTTTTCCTTAGATGACGGTTCTACCGTTGAGGTCAAAGCAACCTACGGGGCTTCAATCCGCGTAGATAATCGACCACAAGCCTACGAATGGCTGCGTGACAACGGGTATGATGACATTATTAAAAACACTGTCGAGTGCCAGTTTGGGCGGGGCGAGGACGATCAGGCAAACGCTTTTGCGGCTTTTGCAGCGCAACAGGGTTATGTCCCTGAACAAAAAACAGCAGTTCACGCTCAGACGTTAAAGGCTTTTGTAAAAGAGCGCGTCGAGGCTGGTGATGATTTTCCAATGGAACTATTTGGTGCGTTCGTAGGTCAACGTGCTGTCATTAAAAGGAGCAAATAAGATGAGTAAAGCAGTAGCTAAAGTAGCGGAAACAGAAGTGTCCACAGAAGTAACAGCGTTTGACATTTCTATGTTTGAAGACGATGCCGGTAAAGGCATGGAGAATTTGGGGACAGAAGACTTAGCGCTTCCTTTCCTTAAAGTCCTTTCGGGTAATAACTCCGAACTGGATACCCATGAAACGGCTCGTAAGGGTGACATTTACAACAGTGTTACAGGAGTTGCTTACAAAGGTAAGGAAGGTGTGAGGGTTATACCTTGTTCTTATCAGCGTAGGTTCATTCAATGGGCCCCAAGAGGTGAAGGCTCCGGAGGTCCGGTGGCAATATATGAGCCCGGTCAAACACGTCCAGAAGCTGTTCGCGATTTTGATAAGAACGGTGACAACAAAGATTACCTGACCGACGGTTCCGGTCATTACATCGAAGAAACAGCGCAACACTTTGTTTTACTAATAAACGAAGACGATAGTATTGAAACGGCGCTGATTGCCATGAAGTCTACGCAACTTAAAAAGTCGCGGAAATGGAATAGCATGATGATGTCTCGGTCCATTAAAGGTAAGAACGGACCGTTTACCCCACCTCGTTGGTCACACGTTTACCATATGAAAACTGTGCCCGAAGGTAATTCTAAGGGTGATTGGCACGGTTGGGAGATGTCACTTGAAGGTCCTGTGACAGACGCCAATGTATATAACCGTGGTAAGGCATTTGCTGAAAGCATCTCATCAGGTGATGTGGTGGTGAAGCACACGGAAGAAGGCAGTAACGATAGCAAACCGGCTCCTGCGGGCGGTGAAGTGCTAAAAGACGAAATACCGTTTTAAGTTATCAACGTGGCGGGGTCTAGGCTCCGCCACTTCTTTTTCCGCAGGGGGCATCCATGTCAATACAAAAGTTTATGGCTATCTTTGATGGCCTCAAAGAAGCTCACGGCTATTTTAAGATAGAAACAACCGGTTCTAACGGTAAGGCCAAGGGTAAAGCAGGTGTTCTTAAAGCACCACGGACCACGAAGCTTTGGGAAAGCCACCTCTCCGGTGGTGGTACTGGCCTCGGCATTATCCCGATTAACGAGGATAACATGTGCGTTTGGGGATGTATCGACATCGACCAATATCCGCTGGATCACAAACTGCTTGTTGAAAAGATACGTCGGCTGAAGTTACCTTTAGTTGTATGCCGTTCTAAATCCGGTGGAGCGCACTGCTTCCTGTTCTCTAAAGAATGGGTTTCAGCAAAGGACATGCAGAAATCTCTGCAAAGTTTGTCCGCGGCTCTCGGTTACGGCGAAAGCGAAATATTCCCAAAGCAAATTAAGCTGCATTTAGACCGTGGTGACGTAGGTAACTTTCTTAACCTGCCCTACTATGACCATGAAAACGGGCTGCGGTACGCATTTCTTGATGACGGCACCTCGGCTACCATCGAAGAGTTTATAGAATTATACGAAAGATATGTCCAAACTCCAGAAGAAGTCGTTAAGCTACAAGTAGTAGGTGGCGGAGAAGCTGACCTTATGAAGGACGCCCCGCCGTGCTTGCAAATACTTTGCAAAGCAAGGATTAGCGAAGGCGGGAGAAATAATGGGTTATTCAACATCGGGGTTTATCTACGCAAAGCGTATCCGGACAGTTGGGAATCAGAAATACTACGCTACAACATGGAGTACCTGTCTCCGCCACTGCCGTTGCCAGAGGTCAACATAGTCGCAAAGCAAGTACAGCGCAAAGATTACGCTTACAAATGTTCCGACGCTCCAATCAATTCACACTGCAACAAGGAACTGTGCCGAACCCGTAAGTTTGGCATAGGAGCGGCTGTGGCAGGGGCTACAATAGCCAACCTGCGTAAGTACAACTCGACACCGCCTGTCTGGTTTATGGACGTTAACGGCGAGCCCCTTGAGTTAGACACCGACGGTCTTATGAGCCAGCCCTTCTTTCAAAGAGCCTGCATGGAGCAGCTTAACTTCATGCCGCGCTCGGTTGCCAAGAACCAGTGGGAAGGACGCATCAGTACGTTGATGAACGAGATGCGCGATAACGAAAGCGCCATCATTGAAGTGGCACAAGACGCAAGCATCAGCGGGCAATTCTACGACTACCTCGAAGAGTTCTGCCGCCACCTACAGCAGGCGCAAGATAAAGAAGAGATACTGCTCCGTCGCCCTTGGACCGATGAGGAGAGGGGGATAACATACTTCCGTCTTAAAGACTTTGAGAACTTCCTTAAAAAGAATAAGTTCTTTGAATATAAATCTCACAAGATAGCCCAGCGCCTTCGGGACATTAACGGAGAGAGCGTTGTCTTGAAGATAAAAGGAAGGTCTGTACGAGTTTGGCAGATACCGTCGTTTGAAAGTGCAGACATAGACCTCGAACCACCTAAGTTTGGTTCCCAACAGGAGGCCCCGTTTTGACCATTGACGATTTAGAAGAAGGCCATGTAATCAAAAGACTGCGAAACAAAGAGATTGTACGCCTTATTGATGAGCAACGGCTAACCAAGACGGCGGTTGGTAAGTGGTTTGGCATCTCTAAGCAAAGAGTGCAGCAAATCTATTCCCGCGAGAAAGAAGAAGATGTTTAGGATATTTGGACCTCCGGGTACAGGTAAGACAACGACGTTGTTAAACATGGTGGACGATGCCTTTGAGAAGGGCGTTCACCCGCACAGAATTGCCTTCCTAGCCTTTACGCGCAAAGCCGCTAACGAGGCCCAAGAGCGGGCCGCTGTGCGCTTTAACCTTGATCCGAAGAAAGACCTAGCCTATTTCCGGACGCTGCATTCTCTGGCGCTTACAATGACTGACATCCGCCCAGAGCAAGTTATGCAAGAGTCTAACTACCGGGAGCTAGGGACGGCCATTAACGTAGTGTTAGGCGGGTCCAAGAACACAAGCTTTGATGAAGATGTCCCAAGCATGGTGGCGGGAAGTGACCCTATCCTTGGGCTAATTAACTTAGCACGGTTGCGGAAGGTGGGACTGCGCGAGCAATACAACATCAGCAATATCGAACAGGATTGGAACACGGTTAACTACGTCGATAGTTGCCTGCGCGAATACAAAGACAAGATGGGTATGTACGATTTTACTGACATGCTCTCCGAGTTTATCCGCCAGTCCGATAAGTATTGCCCGCAGTTCGACCTGTGCTTCCTAGACGAGGCACAAGACTTGAGCCCTCTTCAGTGGGACATTGCGCATATCCTAGATAAAAACTCCGACCGGATGTACGCGGCGGGAGATGATGACCAAGCAATCTACCGCTGGGCAGGGGCTGACGTAGACCAGTTCATTACTTTGCCGGGTGGGTCAGAGACACTTTCGCAGTCTTACCGCGTTCCGCAATCCGTACATAAACTGGCAGAGAATGTCGTGCGTAGAATTGCAAACAGGTTTCCCAAGAGCTACGAGGCAAAGAGTGAGCCCGGCAACGTGACCCGGATCAATTCCGTAAACTCCCTAGACATGTCGCACGGCTCTTGGCTTATCCTAGCGCAAGCAGGTTATCAGTTGAGCCCCGTAGCAAATGATTTAAAATCAGGGGGTTACCTGTTTACCCACCGTGGACACCGTTCGATCAGTGAGAAAATATCCGACGCAGTGAACGGCTGGGAGCAATTAAGGGCGGGGAAAGAAGTGTCCGGCGAGGTTGTTCGTAAGATTTACAACTTCATGTCTATCGGCAAGCGCGTCCAACGGGGCTATAAAAAGTTGCCGGGGATGGAAGACGAGGACATGGTTAACATTCAAGGCTTGTTTGTTAACCACGGACTTCTTGCTACAAAGGACATGATCTGGTCCGAGGCTATGGACAAGCTACCCGAGACGGACCGAGCCTACGTTACGGCTTTGTTACGACGAGGGGAGAAGTTTAATGGCGTCCCCCGGATTACGTCGTCCACGATCCACGGGTCAAAGGGCGGAGAAGCGGATAACGTTGTACTGTTCACGGACCTTAGTCCCGCAGCGGACGAAGCAATGAGGCTTAACCCAGACGATACCCACCGTGTGTTCTACGTCGGCATCACACGGACCAAGGAAAACTTATACATTGTCGATGCAGAAGATATGTCAAGGAGCTACGAATTATGAACGAAAACTTTTCTGAACAACAGCGGTTTGACTTTATTGAAGCTGAGATAGACCGAGCTTATGTTCACGCGGATGACGAGTGGAAGCAAGCATACTATCAAAATGCAGCGAAGTATCTCTCAGAACACAAACTTGTTGAAGGCGGTAAGATTTGTGCTTTTTGCAGGTCGCAAGGTATGTCTGACCCCCACCACCATAACGTTTGGGGAGCAATGATGGTGTCTCTAAAAAAACTAGGGTGGGTTGAAAAAATAGGCATGATGCGCCCTACTACACGCCACACGCATATTAACGAGGTGTGTCAGTGGGAAAGTCAATTATTTAAGGGGCCAAAAAATGAAACGTGAAGAAATACTAAAAGAAGCAGAGGGCTTGGTAAACGGCCCACGGGCCAAGGACTACGGAGATGCGACCACGAACCATATGCGTATTGCACGGCTATGGTCGGTTATACTGGATAAAGAAGTAAGCGTAGATCAAGTTTATCTGTGTTTGGTGCAGTTAAAGGTGTCACGTCTGATCGAAACCCCGTATCATACCGATAGCTGGGTAGACATTTGCGGCTATGCGGCATTGGCGGGAGAAGAATAAATGGCATTACAGATGGCGATGTTCCTGCCAAAAAGCGAGTGGGTGCCGCCAGCAGAATTACCTGACATTTTTGATGCTAAAAAAATAGCCATAGATGTCGAAACACGCGACCCGAACCTCAAAACCAATGGGCCCGGATGGGCAACAGGTGACGGGGAAGTAATTGGATACGCGATTGCTGTTGAGGATTGGGCAGGCTACCTACCAATACGCCACCAGCAAGGCGGTAATTTAGACGAGCGCATTGTTAACAAATGGCTCAAGAAGGTGTTTGAATGCCCTGCCGATAAGATTATGCACAATGCACAGTACGATGCCGGTTGGATCCGCCGCATGGGATTTACAATCAATGGCCGGATTATAGACACAATGCTTGTCGCTTCGCTACTGGATGAAAACAGATTTAGTTACAGCCTAAACGCACTTGCCTTTGAGCATCTTAATAAAACCAAAAGCGAAAAGGGATTAGTGGAAGCCGCGCGATCTTTTGGTGTGGATCCAAAAGCAGAGATGTACAAAATGCCTGCCATGTATGTCGGCCCCTACGCCCAAGCCGATGCGGAACTAACGCTAGAATTATGGAACTATTTCTCTGTGCAAGTAGGTAAAGAAGACCTCTGGTCCATAGTTAACATGGAACTCGACCTCCTACCTGTCCTTGTCGATATGACATGGAAAGGCGTTCGCATTGATCAAGACAAAGTAGAACGCACCCGCGATGCGCTCCTCAAGAGAGAAAAAACGCTTCACGGAGAAATAAAACGCTTGGTTGGAAACGATGTAGAGATCTGGGCGGCGACCTCTTTGTCAAAAGCATTTGATAAAGTCGGCATTACCTATCCAAAAACAGCGGCGGGCGCTCCTTCTTTCACAAAAAGCTTTCTAACTGACCACCCACACGCTTTGCCAAAGCTAATTGTTAACGCCAGAACCATTAACAAAACGTCCGGTACGTTCATTAGTACCATAATGAAGCACTGCCGCTCCGATGGCCGGATACATTCGCACATCAATCAGGTGCGCTCCGACGATGGCGGTACAGTTTCTGGCCGGATCTCCATGAACAACCCCAACTTACAACAGCTCCCAGCGCGGGATCCTGAAATGGGGCCAATGATCCGTTCTTTATTCCTACCGGAAGAGGGAGAGCAGTGGGCCGCAATAGATTTCTCGCAACAGGAACCACGGATCTTGGTTCACTATGCGCATGTCTTTGGCAAGAGCAGACCTATTCCGTTAGCCGGTGTGCAAGAGTTTGTTGACGGCTACCGAAACGATCCAGACACAGACTTTCATACGATGGTTGCAGAGATGGCCAACATTCCACGTAAGCAAGCCAAAACAATTAATCTTGGCATGATGTACGGCATGGGTGTGAACAAACTGTCGGATCAAATGGATATATCGGTAGACGAAGCAAAAGTTTTGGTCAAACAATACCATACTCGCGTTCCCTTTGTGAAAGCATTGATGAACGGTGTGATTAGTAGACTAAACGATAAAGCCAGTGCGGGCTCGATCCGCTCTATCTTAGGTAGAAAATGCCGCTTTGACCTTTGGGAGCCGGATAGTTTTGCAATGCACAAGGCTTTGCCCTACCGTGAAGCCATTCAAACCCACGGCGAAACCACCAGATTAAAGAGAGCCTACACATACAAAGCGCTAAATCGTTTAATCCAAGCTTCCGCCGCCGACATGACAAAGAAAGCAATGGTGGATTTATACAAAGCCGGTAAAACGCCTATGGTCCAGATTCACGACGAGATGGCCATGTCTGTTAAATCACGGACCGAAGCCCAAGAAATAGCACAAATCATGGAAAATGCCGTGCCGTTAGTCATACCAAACAAAACGGACATAGAAATTGGCCCTTCTTGGGGAGAAGCGACATAAAAAGCTTGTAACCTTGTATATAATCCTATAAAGTCTTGTATAGAAATACATTGGAGACGAAAATGGATACCGAAAAATGGAAAAGCGTATTGGTTCCGAAAGAAATTTATGATGAGATCAAACAAATTTCAAAAACTGAGGGGAGAACCATTAGTGGTCAGCTTAGACTTGTGTTTGACGTATACAAAAAGAATGTTAAAAAAGATGAACTCTACATGGACCGCGGGTGACGGCTCGTTTAAACGAAAATTAGATCAAGAACTATGTCCCGCTTGCGAGAGCGCTTTGATACGCGTAGAAGACGACGACCCCTACCAACAAAAACGAACCTGTAGCCGCTGTACCTTACAAATTTATGATACTTTGACAGTTCAACCATAAAGTGCTTGACATCTTCTTATAGAATCCCGTACGATACCTTATAGAATATTTTTCTATTTTATTGTCCAAACTTAGCCCCCGTCTCAAGGTATCAACTTAGGCGGGGGTTTTTTTTGTTTGACTTATGTATATGCATGGTGTAACTCTTATACATGGACAATAAAGGAGGACAAAATGATAGATTGCCCAGAATG